CCCTTTAGGTTTGTTGTATTTCTAGACATTAATTTGACTTATTAACGGCACTTTTTATAACTTTTTGGAAGATAAGGTAGCTGTGGGAGGTTTAGTCACCATTACCTACGTTCCTCTTAAACTTGAAATTACAGATGTGGACACAGGAAACTTAATCACCTGGACTTTCTATCGTGTATTAAGTGGGGGAATTGAAATTAACTTCGAACGAGATAACCCTTCTCAAGTAGATGTAACCTTTACAGCATTTGCCGATACGTCTCATCCAGCAGGGCATCAATTATTTTCTGTTCATTATGATTTATCATAAGCAAGCTAATATTTATTTAACATTTTTTCATGAGCGAACCAGCCAAAGCCGTGTTAGGGTCAACAGTTAAGTTGCCTATAGCACAAGAAGATTATTTTCTTCCCAGATTAAAAGCAGGTGTCTACTATAAGGCACAAAAAATATATGTCGATTGGATATATGGTCTAGAAAAATTATTTAGTTCTAACAAACTAGACATAAATGCCGTCAGAAAGGAAGACGGAACCGTTGACAATGAAAAAGTAGAGAAGATGTTAACGGAAACTAAAACAAAAGCCAAGATTGATTTAGAGTCTGTGATTTCTCAATTAGAGATTTCAGCCTCCAAAAAGATAGAACTCTTATCCATTTGTTTGGGAATGACTGTGGAAGAGGTGGGGGAGAAATTCTATCAAGAAGATTTGGAAGTTCTTTTACAAGAAGCTATTCAAGTCAACAATTTCCTTGAAAACCTAAAAAAATCCGTAGCCCCTACAGTCGTCAAGGGGCCAGTGGAGGAAAAAACAGTTCAGCCAGTGACGACCTAGTTTTTGGAGTCCCTTTGCCTGAAACAGATTTTTTCTACCAAATGGTGGATACCCTAGCAAAAAGATATGGTTGGCCTTTGTCAGAGATATCGGAAAACATGTATTGGGAAGAGGTTTATGAGATGTATGAACTCTCTTGTAACCTGAATGTAATTGAAAAAAATGATGATATGAAGTTTCAATTTATCTTACATTCAGGAACTAAAGATGCAGCTAAAAAATGGAAAGACTTACCAATTCCTTTTCCTAACAGAAAATGGAACCCAAAACCATCACAAACTAGAATGCCGAAGGCATTTGAAAGACATGCCAAAAAAGAAAAGATGTCTCCTGCACAAAGAGAACGACTGGAATACGTGAAGAAAAGAATGGAGGAGCATAAAAAGAAAATGGCAAAAGTCCATATGGATAGGTATTCAGGTTATTATAACTAATAATTCTTTCCATAGTGGAAAATATTTCAATTGTCATTGAGGCTATTAACAAGGCATCTAAAGACCTAAATGCCGTCACTGGAGATTTAGAAAAATTAAAAGGAGAACTCGCAGGTGTGGGTTCTTCTTTTTCGGATTTCAATTCAAAATTATCAAAAGTTGGAGGGCAATTTCGTTCAATAGGGACTGCGTTAACAGTGGGATTTTCAGTGCCCGCAACTTTAGCCCTCAAAGAAGTAATTAATAGTGCTGTTGAATTTGAGGATTCTCTAGCAAATGTTAGAAAAACAACAGGAGCTACAGAAAAACAATTAAAAAGTATTGGGGATGAATTAAGAAAAATGTCCGAAAACACACGAACTTCTGCTGAAGAATTGGTTGGAATTGCGACTATTGGAGGGCAAATGGGGGTTGCAGCTGAGGATGTAGTATCATTTACGGATGCTGTAGATAAGGCTAATGTAGCTTTAGGGGATGAATTTTCAGGGGGGGCGGAAGAAATTGCAACTCAATTAGGAACTCTTAGAGGACTTTTTTCAGATATAAAAACAGATAATGTTTCGGACGATCTTTTAAGTGTTGGTAATGCTCTCAATGTTTTGGGGTCGGAAGGTTTAGCTACAGCAGATTATGTAACAGAAGCCTCAAAACGTATTGCAGGTATAAGTATTCCCCTTGGACAAACTTCAGGACAAGTTTTAGGGCTATCTGCGACCATGCAAGAACTTGGAGTTAATGTTGAAAGAGGGTCAACTGCTGTGGGGAATGTTTTGCAAACAATGGCAACCAATACAGAAGATTTTGCTAAAGTGGCTGGGGTTTCCACCCAGGAGTTTGCCAACTTGGTAAATACTGATATTAATGGTGCATTTCTCACTGTGTTAGATGGGATTAATGAGTTAAATCCTAGTACAACAGAATTAGCTACTCTCTTAGATGAACTTGGATTAGACGGCAGAGGTACATCAGAACTATTCTTGAAAATGGCGCAGAATACGGATTTGTTACGTGAAAAACAAGATTTAGCAAGCAATTCACTTTTAAATACAGATTCAATTCTTTCAGAGTTTAACATTAAAAATAGTACAACAGCAGCGGAGCTTGGAAAATTAAGAAACACTTTCAAAAATCTATCTATAGAAGTTGGGAGCGTTGTTTTACCTGCTTTGAGAGAATTAGTTGAACAGATTAAACCTGTTATAGAATCAATTACAGAAACGGCTCGAAAAAATCCAGAACTTGTTAAAACCATTTTAACAATTGCAGGAGTAGCGGCGGCCATTGGGCCTATTCTATTAATACTTGGAGGATTAACAGCAGCTATAACCACCCTCGCCACTCCCGTTGGTTTGGTGGTAGGTGCTTTTACATTACTTGCAGGAGCCGCTGCTGTCCTTGCAGTCAAAGCGTCTCAAAACCAAGAGTTGTTTATAAAGCTAGCAGGGATTTACAATTCTTATGTAAAGCCCATTGTGGAGGCTTTGGGAGATGTTTTTACAGGTGTCCTTGTACCAGCTTTTGATGCCGTAAAAAGTGTTGTGACTGCCGTCATACCATTTTTTCAAGAGGTGTTACCACAAGCATTTAATGTTTTGGGTTATATTATTAGTTCTTTAGCAAGTATACTTACTGGTTTATTGGGGCCAGCATTTAGATTTATATCTGCGTTATTAACACCACTTATTAATTTGTTGGGACCTATTTTGGGGCCTATTATTGGACAAGTAATCGAAGAAGTTAGATTGTTCGCAGCCCAATTATTTGGACCCTTACAATTTGCGGTTAAAATAATAGGACAAGCCTTAGATGGACTTGCACTTATCCTACAAAAAGTCGCAGACTTTTTTGGTTTAGCGGGAGACGAGGCAGAAAAGGTTTCTAAAAGAGTTGGGGATTCCACAAACGAATTAGCGAATGGGGTAGAGGGTTTATCCACAATCACCCAAGAACAAGCGGATGCAACTATTAATGCTTTGGGTAACATTATTACAGCAGGGACAGAAGTGTCTGAAAGTTTTGCTACAAGTCTTGAGGAATCAGGAATATCTGTGGAAACATTGGCTGAGAAGGTAGAAGACGGTTCTTTAACTATTGAGGATGCTGTCAGTCAGGTTACAAAAGCAGTGGAAGATAACAAAGATACTTTTGGAGAATCCTCAGAAGAGATACAAAAAGGTGTGGAAGAGGTTACAGGTGTATTACAAGATTATAACAAAACCGTTTCTAAAGATGGGGTAAAAGCAGCAGATAAATTAATTGATTCAAACGGCCAAGTTGTTGATTCTTTAGCTCAGGTAGATGCTTCCGCTTTTCAAACATCCGATGCCCTTAATACCGCAGCCACAGAAGGTTTTGAGAATTTCGGACAAACAGGAGTGGAAGCTATTGATGAGTTAATAGCAGGAACCCAAGAAGGACAGGCTCAAATTGCAGGAGCGACATCTGAAATAGGGGAAGCCGCAGTACAAGGGGTGGAGGGTCTACCTCAGGAATTTGATAGATTAGCCGCAGAGGCTATTGCAGGTTTTGTAAATGGAATTAAAAATAGAATTGGTCAAGTCAGTTCGGCTACCGCTCAAATGGCTCAAGCAGCTACAACGGCTGCTAAATCAAACTTAAAGATTCAAAGTCCCTCTAAAGTGTTTGAGGAGATGGGTATTAATACAACAGCAGGTTTTGTGGTGGGGTTGGAAAAGGGAACCCCTGAGGTACTAGATGCCATTAATAGATTATCCAAAGGGACTATTGAAGAGCAGGAAGAATTAATTGGACAGTTAGAAGATGCTCTAGGTTTTTTTGGAGGGGCTGGTATAACTAGAGGAGGTGAAGTGGTAGAAACATTTACTAGTATTTCTGATGCTATTGAAACAACTCGAGAAGTGATAGGGGAGTTAGAAGAGGACTCTCAGGCATTTGTTGAAAATGCTAACAGCTTATACGCAGATGTTTTTTCAGAGTTGTTTACTAGTTTAGAAATTCCTCAAGATACGGTAGATAGTTATGATGAATTAGAAGAAGGGTTAGAACAAATACGTCAAACATTGGAAGATGCTGTTGAAAAACACAATGAATTTGTTCAAGAAGCAAAGGATGGATTGGATGAGTATGCAGCCAAAGTGGAAGAAGTGAACAAAAAATTTGATGAGATGTTAGGTAAAGCTACAGAGGAGGCGGGCAATCAAATTGGAGACGCTGTAGTAGAGTCTTTGGAAAGAAGAAAAGAGTTGGAACAAGAAATAGCAGATATAAAAACGTCCATCTTTGAAAAGGAATTGGAACTAGCCAAAATAGAAAGTGAAGGAGGCGATGTAGCCAAAGCAAAAGAGGAATTAGACATAGAAAAAGAAAAGTTGTCTACGTTAGAAGCACAAAAAGTTACCACACAAGGTTTAATTGATCAATTTGAACAACTTAAAAGTAATGCTGGTTCGTTAACAGAACAGTTAAAAGCGAACGCAGAAGCTACTAAAGAAGCTCAAGAAAAACTCAAAGAGTTACAAGAAGGAGGTAAAGCCTCTGCTGAAAAATTAGCGGAACAACAAGCTAAAATAAATGCCTTAAAACAAGAGGAATTAATTTTATTTGGGAAACAAATTTTGGCCCAAAATTCTATTGATGAAGCAAATGCTAAGATACAGGATGCCCAGGAGAGAGCTAATTTATCTGAAATAGATTACATTGCTTTACAACTGGCTCGAGAAAAAAAGGCAATTGAAGAAAAGAGGCAAGCTGAATTAGCTGCTATGGAGGAAATAAGAAAGGTACAAGAAGCTATTGCCCAAGGAAGAGTATCAGAGTTAGACCCTAATTCTTTTGAAACAGTGGCTGCAAGTGACTTGGCACAGAAAGCATTATTAGAGGAACAAACATTTAAAGCGACTTTACAAAGTCAACTGGCTGCTATAAATGAGTATAAAACAGAAGAACTAAATATTTATACAACTCAGAAAGATGAATTAGAAGCCCAACAACTTGAATATGAAGAGTTGGTCAACGCCAGTTATGATAGAATTATTGTTAAGTTGCAAGAGTTGGCCCAAAAAGCACGTGAGGCTTCTTTAGCCCAGTCAAAAGTAAAAGGGGGAGGTTTTTCAGAAGGTGGATTTACAGGTTTTGACAAAGGAGGATTTACAGGTTTTGGGAATTTAAAAGATGTAGCAGGACTTGTTCATAAAGGAGAGTGGGTAGCTCCGAATTGGATGGTGAAAGCCTTTGCACCAATGTTTAATCAATTGGAGGGAATGAGACGAAATAGAATAAAAGGTTTTGAAGAAGGAGGTTGGACTAGTGGAGCTATGCCTACCACCTACAACCAACCTATCACAATAAATGCAAACACCTCTAATAACATTGATTTTGACGTTATTAGTCAGTATCTTAAATTCCAGATGCGTGGTTTATAGAAATTAACCTTTAAAAATTTTGCTTGGATATTTTTACACTTTTACCAACTTATTCAATGGAAGGTCTATCACCATTGGAATAGACGATATGAGCGTACCTGTGAGCCAGTCAGGAAACGGATTACTATTACAAGAATATCCTAACTTTCCTGTAGAAGTACGGAATGAAGAAAGAAGTCGTTTAGGCCAACATGGGATTTGGGACTTTTTTAGTTTTTATGGGAAAAGAAATTTAACATTTGCAGGAGTTATTCTAGCTAATTCCCATGCTAACTTAGTTCAATGGGAAAGAAAGTTAAAAGAAATATTTACCTTACCTGCTCAACCTATTGTAGGAGTGAATGATGGATATATCCAAGTGAGTTGGACAGATGCCTTTGGTTTAGGTTGGAAATTAGATGCTAAAATTATACAAGACTTAACCTTTTCAAGAAATATAGGAAACCAAACCAGAGGTAGATTTATCGTAGCTTTAAAAGCATCCTCTTCAATAATACGTTCTTTGGAGGACAAAGTTATTTCAGAGGAACATGGATGGAGACAAAATTCATTATTTATCCCTGCTTTTTTACCTGCTTATTTCTCTATTACTTTTAATAATTTGATTAATATTTATCAGGCAGGTACGTCTGATGCTCCCGCTGTCTTTAGACTGTATGGGCCATTGACAGACCCTAGAATTTCACAACTGAAAGAATCCTTTCAGGATGAAACGCAAATTGATATTTTCACGGAGGGTTGGACAGGAGGCCAGGAGGATATAGACCATTATCAGTTAGGAAGCATGTCCCAAAGACTCACGTCCACAAATGGTGTACAAGCGACCATGGAAAAAACATTTTCTAGTGTTGACTTAACTTCTGCCAGATACATTACTTTTTATTTCTATGTGGATGATGTGGAGAACATGGCCTTTGGAAGTGAAGACTATACTTTGGGGCAAAACTACATTCGGATGTTTGAAAATGACGGAGTAGATGAGTTTATTGCAGAATTTATACTAGGGAATAACACCATAAAAAATGGCTGGAATTATTTTAGGTTACTTAGAGATCAGTTTGAAATTGTAGGTACTCCCAGTTGGAGCAATATTAATGGGGTAGAATTTAGTATTAAGTCGAAGTTAGGGACTACTTTGAATATTTCTTTTGATGATTTAAAAGTGAGAAACATCACACATTCAGAAAGAAAACTGGAATATAGTGGAACAATAGTGGCTAACGATTATGTAGATTTTGATTTCGAGGCGGGAACCATTTTAAATTCGAGTGGGTCAGATGTTTCTTCTAACTTAACTTCAGATAGTGAATGGTTTGCTTTGTACATCAAACAAAATTTGTTACTTTTAGAATCCGATGCTGACCCAGCTTTAACAGGAGATTATCCTTACTATTATAATGATCCTGTGGAAGAAACAGGTTTGGTTGGTTATTGGCATTTTGATGAACAAACACTAGAAGATTATGCAGGTTCAAATAATGGGGTGGCCGTAGGTTCTGTTAATTACATTTCAACCACTGTGGGGGAGAGTTTATATCAAATAGAATTAGACGGGTCTAGTTATGTTGAAATGAATTGCCCTTATGATAATTTCCAAGTAGCCCAAGCTACGGTGAGTTGTTACATTACGTTTGATGATTTTTCAGCAGACCATGTTATTTTTTCGAGACTTTTCGGAGAAGCAACCTACCCTTATTTGGAGTATGACAGTGGAACAGATGACTTAATTTTACATTATAGTTTAGACGGTTCCCCTTATTCCCTTACTCTTGTTTCAAATGTATCGGGAACCTATTCTATAGGAGTACCCTATCATTTGGTTTTACGTTTTGACCCAGCCACAGGGGTAGAAAGTTTTTTTAATCTGACAGATACAGCCTCTGATTCAAATGTAGGTACGTCTTACGATGCTGGAACAAACACCATGAAATTTGGAGTGAATGCAGGCAATACTGTTTATCAACGGGGGGCTTTAGACGAATTAAGATTGTACAACACGCTATTAACAGATGATGAAATTACGCAACTCTTTTACACACCTAACCAAAACAAGCGTCTTAACCAATTTCAAATTACTTTGAACGACGCTATTATTTAGTTTATGTATAGAATAGATATTTTTGATAAAAATTTTAACGGGTTAACTACCATTTGGCAACAGAGCCTAATTAATTTTAGTTATTCAAAAGAGTTAAACAAACCAGGCTCCGCAAATTTTACGTTGCAATTACGAGATACTAGAGCTACAACCACTAACCTAAGATTATACAACCGAGTTAAAATTAGTCGGGATGGGGTGGGGGTGTTTATTGGGTATATAGAGTTATTGAGGGCTACTCTTAATGAAATAAGTGTCTTCTGTAATGGAATGTTGGGCCTTTTTGAAAAACGCCTAGTTAGCGCCTCAGTCAATTCAACAGATGCTGATGATGCTATTGCGAATATATTGAACCTTATTAATGGGGTGGATGACACGGGAATTACTTTTGGAACTAGTAATGTAACCAATACCATTAATGATGTTGAATTTGTTCGCAGTACAGGACTATCCGCTTTTCAGAAATTGGCGACCATGGCGGGAGAGGCTGAATTTGAAATAGATTACGACCAGAATTTCAATTTTGTTTCACAATTGGGGGTGGATAGAAGTGGGAGTGTTAAGTTTCAGTATGACATTAACGCTATTAACACATCTACCATCTTTGATTTTGAGGTGGAGGTGGAGGGGAAAGATATTAAAAATGCTGTAACAGGAATAAGAAATGGAGGAGGAACCAATACACAAACGGACGCCACTTCTATTGCTGCTTATGGTCGATTGGAAGGAGCAGAAAATTTTTCACAAACAAACAATTCCACAGACTTAGCCAATGAGACATCCAATTTCTTACAGAATAGAAAAGATGAATTTTATTCTCCTAAAATTACCATCAATACTCTAAAAATATCTCCTGATGACTTTGATGTAGGAGACATTATAAAAGTTGTTCTAAACAATGGTTTTATTTCTTTAAACAGAAATGACCGTATTATTAAGAAAGATGTAAGTCTGACCTCTAACAATACCGAAGAGGTTTCTGTCTCCCTTATTCCAATGGGGTCTAACTTATTGCCTAGCAATTTTCAAACTGGTATATTATCGCTGGCTAAACGAGTTTCTTTATTAGAAAGTAATATTTAATTCACTATTCCTATGGCTGTTGTTATATCATTTATTGCTTCTAATTTAGGAAGCTATTCGGATGCGGAATTTAGCCGATTTATTTCCAACGCTCGTAATGAAGGTGTTTTTAATACCAATTCTGGAGATGATTTTTTAGTTCATGAGAGTACTCCCAATGCTATGTCTGTAGATATTGAACCAGGGTTTGCTTTGGTAGAATATACTAAAAACAGTCAGACATGGAAAGTTATGGTAAATAGTACTGTAGCTGTTACAAGAACCATTAATGCTAACTCCTCTGGAAGCAATCGTGTGGATGCGGTTGTTATTCATTTAACACAGGACGAACCCAACTCTCTTAAAAATAATGTGGGAGAAATTTTGGTAGTGGATGGGGACGGTGTGTCTCCTTTATCAGATGCCGATATTAACACTGAGTTAGGAGATACAAATTGGTATCGTTTGGCAGATATTACTGTACCTAACGCCACTCCCGATATTGAAGATGGAGATATTGATGATGTGAGAGACCTTAGTGGAGAAAGAAATTTGATGTTACGCAATGATGAATACGTTCAAGGAAGAAATAATGCTGATACTGCCTACATTGATCTATTCAGAGTTGCACCAGGGGATTTTTTAGAGTTCGCCTCGCCTCCTAGAAATGTTTCAACCAGAACAATTAATAGTGCTTATCAATTGATTGACAGGCAATATTTTGATGATAACTTTACAACTCCTCCTATTGGTGGAGATGGTTCAGACGGGGCTTTAAATGTAGCGGCTGGAACTACAACCTTAAATACAAACCAAATTTATAACTACTCCTCTATCAATGTATCTTTGGGAGCTACATTAAGATTTACTGGAAACAATGGCCCCGCATTATTAAATTGTAGTGGGAATTGTACCATTGCAGGAACCATTGATTTAAGAAACATTGTAACAGTTCCTTTTGCTATTAGAACAAACAAAAGTGATTCTTTAATGAGTGGTTCTATTAGACAAGATATTACCCCAAATGTGGGAGGCTCTGCTGTGGTAGGGCCTTCAGGAGACGGAGCAGCGGGAGGAGCTTCAAGTACTGCCTCAGGAAGTCCTGGTATAGGTGGAGGGGGTGGTGCTTTGGCAACCAATGGAACAGCTGGAAATGGAGGAAATTCTGTGGGTGGTGGTGGAGGCGGAGGCGGAGGAGGTGGAACAACAGGAACAGGAACAACAGGTTCAAATGCATCTGGAAATAATGGGGGTGCGGGAGGTGCAGGCGGTACGGGAAGCCCTGGAGGATCGGGAGGTTCTGGTGGGGGTGGCTGGGATACAGGCAATGGAGGGGCAGGAGCAGCGGGAGGTGTGAGCGGCGGCCCAGGCGGGAATGGAGGAGCTTCTGGGGCCAATGGTGGAACAGGTGGATCAGGAGGAAATGGAGCTACTTCAAGTACAACAACCCCTGGTGGAAACGGAGGTAATGGGGGGGATGGATATGCAGGAGGTGGAAACGGAGGTAATGGAGGAAACGATACAGGTGCAAATACAGCTGCCGCAGGAAACGGCGGAAATGGAGGTGATGCGGCTAATGGTGATGGGGGTAATGGTTGTAGTGGGGGAAAGAAAAGAAATGGAACATGAGCTTCGGCAGGTAACGGAGATAATTGAAGTAACGGTTACGAAGGAGGAAGGGGCGCAGACGGAGGACTTGATCAGGGTGGGGTAGCCATTTCAGCAACCGCCGGC